TGGCAGTTTATAATCTTATATTAAATGTATGTATGTATTAGAGAAAAAAGGTCGAAGGCCATATATCCTATGGCTGCTTGGCATAGGGTGGGTGTGCTGGGGAGAGTAACAATGGCGTGCTTTAGTAAAGAAGATTTAATCCTTGGATAGATGCGAACATGTTCGTTTAGTTTAATAACCGTCAAGAATACCAGTGTTTCATGGCGAAAGCAAAGACAGGTAGTTTCTACCTAACTGAGACGGTAACACTACCAGCAGCAAGCACAGACGGCACAGTCGTTCAAGGAACCATTGACTTAGGAGCATACGTTAACGTACCAACTGGTCAAGCAATAGCAGTCGAAAGTGTAGACTTTGTTTATCAAACAGGTTCTAACTTTTCTTCTGATGTAGCAAGAATGCTTGCTGCTAACGGTTCACTTGCTGGACAATTGACAGACCTTAATCCTGGCACAGCTATGGTTAGAGCTGACAACCAATCATTAATCTCTTCTGGAGGACTAAACATCGATATTGCAAACAACCTTGCTACTCACACTCAAGACTTGTACCCAGATAACTTTGGTCCTGCTGCTTTGTCTGAAGCATTTATGGTTGTTAACGACACAATGTATCTTACTGCTGGTGTCTTTGGTGCTGCTGTTAGTACATCTGATGTATTGCTAACCGCTAGAGTACGTGCAAGAGTCGTTAAACTATCTTCTGAAGACTGGATGGCAATCGCTATACAATCAACCGCTAGTGATAACTGAGGTGTTTACCTTGGTTAAGATAGAGGGAACTCTCGATGAAATACGAGAACTTGTTGGCGACGTTAAGCGCACTGTTAGCACTGTTAAGTCTACGTCTAAGAAAGTGGCTAAAGCGGCCAAAGGAACTACACGTAAACTATCAGCATGGCAGCGATACATCAAAAACAAATCAAACCACATTAAGTTTAAGCGTGGAGACAAAAAAGGAAGATTAGACCTTAAGAGAATGTCAGCTGCTTTCAAAAGGAGTAGAAAGAAATGAGAATCCCCTGGTCAATACCAAAGAAGTTTATTCCAGTAACTAAACTTAAAGTTAAGCCATCACCTAAGAAAAAGAAGGAGGCTAAGAAATGAGCGAAGACATGGAAAGAATACTACGCATAGAAATTCCTTCATGTTATGTATCTACTAAAGACCCTGAAGCATGGGATGACTTTGAGTTATCTAATGGTTGGAGTAATATTGGTAACGTTATGTACTGGCAAGGAAGTATAGATCTATCCGGTTATGCCATGGAACGTAAAACATTTTATCCAGTTACGGCTTTTACACAAGAAGCACAAGCTTACGTTTCATTTGGTGGCTCTGGTCAATCTGTATGGTATTTAGTTTCATCAATTCCGACAGACGTTAACAATTTACTAACTCAAATCGTTTATGCATCAGCACCAGGGTTTATTCAACCAAGCATTGCTAATGTTCCTCAAGATGATTGGACATCAATTTTGTTCGGACAATATGAAACTAACTTAATTAATACTACGTTGCCAGCATTAGGGATCTGTCAACCAATTCTATCTAGGCAATTTGGTTCGTTATCTCCAACTGCTGCAGATAAATTGTACGTAACAAAAGTAGTTCTTCCTACAACTATAGCAGGTGAAGTAGGAGACAGTCTTAGTATTCCATCATCTAGGATTGTTATACCTGGTACAATTAGAGAAGAACCTAAACTTGAGTACATGATGAGACTCAAGAGATCGTACGAACTTGCTAACCAGGTGTAAATATGAATCAAGACTATCCGACGTTACGTCGCATAGGCAAATTACTTTACGAAGGTTGGGAGAATAGACCCGATGCACCTACTTGGGCTAAGCGTACACCTATGGGTTTATTCTATGAAGGACTAGAAGAAGTAGTAGACTTACAGTTTCAAGCTGCTCTAGCAATTAACCAAGGTAAAGTAGCAGGCAAAGACCAATACGGATCAGTAGAAAGAGAACGTGTAGAATCACTAGGAACTAAATTTATTTATTCTCCTGGTGGCTTTCAAGTTTAATGCACTCGTTTTCATACTCTGATAAATCTCTACGTGCATCAATTAACTTACACACTGCAGCATCTACCCAAGGCAAAGCATTGTGACCAGGGAAAGCGTCTTTAATATGTTGAACTAGATTAGTAATCTCCCAGTATAGTACGTCGTGAATAGTTTCTCTCATTCTTCTTCCTCCTGAGTAAAACATACAGTTTCATAACACAAAACTGCTGATGATTTGTATTCAAAATGAGTACCGCAATATGGGCATGTCCATCTTGGACCAATAACACTCATTCAATCAACCCCAAGTACGTCGTACCTTTGCCACATTTTTTACAAGGCATTCTACCCTGGAGAAGAACTGGATCACTATCTAGGAATGTAACGTCGCATGGTTCGCAATATGCACCATACTTTTCTTTAATTTCTGGCTTCGCTTTGTATTGTGTAGCCTGCTTCTTCATCAATTCTTGTCTAATCCAAGCACTAAAGTTATCCATTTTACGTGCAATCTCGTAAGTAGTCGGGCATAGAGTTATTGTTTTATGTCTCATATTACATTGGCAGTTTATAATCTTATATTAAATGTATGTATGTATTAGAGAAAAAAGGTCGAAGGCCATATATCCTATGGCTGCTTGGCATAGGGTGGGTGTGCTGGGGAGAGTAACAATGGCGTGCTTTAGTA